GCGGGGTTATTGTAATCTGTTTTCTCTCCATAATTAGCCACTCTTTTAGGGGTGGCTTTTTTGTTTTAAACAAATACAAGATTATAGTTATAATATAGTTATATGATTTACTTAGAAAAAGGGCAAATAAACACATTTGTGTTGACTTTAACTGAAGTAACTACGTATAGTAGTCCCTTTTATTTATTCGTGTTTGAGAACGAATTTAACACGGCTATAGAACCTATCTTATGGGCGGGTGTAGACTCTTCACCTTATCCGGAAAGATACAATTTATTTACTTTAGAAGAAGGAGTAGACGTTGACTTTGTTAAAGGTCAATATACATACAGCGTTTACGAAAGTGACGAAGCTATAATAGTAGACGAAAACACGAATGTAAACGATTACAATTTAATAGAAGAAGGAAGAATGGTAGTAGCGGGAGTAGTAACTAATTCAATATACGACTAATGGCGTGGTATAACATTTTTAAAAAACAAGAAAAACCCGAAATAGTAGAGGGTTATCAATCATTTAGTACACCTTTCGGTAAAGTTGGAGGTGCGAACTTGTCGTTACCTTATGTAAACGGAAGATATCAAATATCTGGATACATTCCTTTTGGTCACGATAACTTATACCCTCAACTTTTAACTCAGTTGTATTTTACAAGTCCATTACACGGGGCGATAGTTGATTATAAAGCAAACGCAGTAGTTGGAGGAGGTTCTACTATCAAAACTGACAAGCTAACAAACGAGGAGAAGTTAGAATTGTATACGTGGGAGCGTAAAATGAAACTTAAAAAGAGTGAATTAGCCGTTACTAAACAGCTTATTTTGCATAATAGAGTTTACTTTAAGCTATATTTTGACGAAAAAGGTAAGTTTAAAAAGGCTGAAAATATCTATCCGGATAAGGTTCGCGTGAGTAGAGATAAATGCTACTACTATATTTGTGAAGATTGGGCTTCTCGTATTGACGTAGAAACAATAAAACCTTATTCGCCTTCTTGTACGGATAAAATACAGCTATTTGTTTACGAAATGCACTCTGAAGGACAAGATTACTACGCATTACCTACATATACAAGTGCGTTAAACTTTGCTTTCTTGAGTGGTGAGTTAAGTTATTTTGCTAAAGCTAACATTCAGAACTCCATATTTCCGTCTTTTGCTATGATGTTTCCTAAAAGACCACAAAGCGAAGAAGAAAAGCATATGATTCGCGAAACGATAGATAAATTAAAAGGTGCTTCTAATGCGGGTAAAGCTGTGGCTTTCTTTGCTAATGCTCCAGAACAATTACCTTCTATTGAAAGTTTACCTACAAATAACAATGACAAATTATTTAGAGAATCAAGCGAACTAAACACGGAGCAGATATGTTTCGCTCACACAATAGACCCCATATTAATGGGTATTCGCACAACGGGTTCTTTAGGTAATGGAAGTGATATAAAACAAGCGTACATAATTTTCGAAAAGAATGTAGTTATGCCTATCCGACAAATGGTTACTGACATTTTTAACGAGTTGTTACATATTGCTAAAATAAACGCAGACTTTTCTATTAATAATTTCCAAATAATTAACGAAACTATAGTAGAAGTTGAAGAAAGCGCAAGTAAAACTCAAGACGCTTTGAACTCTATGAGTCCTTTAGTAGCTACAAAAGTACTTAATACTATGACTGAAAATGAGATTAGAGCATTGGCATCATTACCACCTGTAGAAGGAGGTGATATACCACTAAGTAGAATACAACCTAACACAGCAGAACAATGATTTACTTCGTAACTGAAACCTATTTAAAGACGAATACTCCTATAACTGCAAATGTAGACGTAACTGACGTTACTCCATATGTAAAGACGCAGTCAGATTTGAGAATACAACCTATCTTAGGGAGTTATTTCTATAACTATTTACTTACACAATACAATAATCAGGTACTTAATCCTGACGAAGAGTTATTAGTAGCGAAGATACAACCTTGTATCGCGTGGTATAGCGCAGTAGATGCCGTATTTGGTTTGTCTTACCAGCTTAAAAATAAAGGTTTGCAACAGCAAAACGGAGATTATTCTACGAGTGTTAGTAGAAGTGAAGTAGCTTTCGGTATGGAACACTACGAAGAGAAGGCTGCATTCTACGAAAGACGTTTGAGAGAATGGTTAAAAGAACAAGTAAAAGCAAATCCTACTATATTTCCGGAGTTCGTAGACCCTTTAAATACTGACTCAGATATGAAGCCATTAAAAGACGATAACCAAAACGGATACAACATAGGAATTTTAATAATATGAAGACTAAGTTACTTTTAATTTGTTCGTCTTTTATTGCGGTGATATCGCCTATTAAACCACTTATTTATGTAGCTATTTTAGCAATACTTTTAGATACGGGATTTGGTATTTGGCGAAGCGTTAAGAAAAACGGATACGCTTCGTTTAGGTCACGTAAATTATCGCATACAATAAGTAAAACGTTTCTTTATTCGTTAGCTATTGTGTTCGTGTTTTTCGTGGAAAAATACATAGCTTCGGATTTAGTAGCGCATTTCATAGCTATTGACTTAATCTTAACGAAAGCTGTAGCGTTATTCTGCGTGTTTACGGAAGTTGTTTCTATCAATGAATCCTATCAGTCGGTTACAGGTAGAAACATTCTTAAATCGCTTAAATCATTCGTATTAAGAGCCAAAGAAGAAGCTGACAAAATAAAAGAATAATGGACACTACTAAAATAGTTCAACAAAGATTACCTGAATCGCAGTTTATTAGCGAAAACACGGACAAAAAACAAATCTATTTACACCATACAGCGGGTAATAAGAACGCGGTAAACACAATTAAAGGTTGGGAATCTAATAAAGAACGTGTAGCTACTGCATTTGTAATAGGATACGAAGGTACGATAGCACAAGCGTTTAGTTCAAGAAATTGGGCGTGGCACTTAGGTGTAAAAGATAGCGTGTTTAAAGGTCAAGGATTGCCCTATAAGAACTTAGATAAGTATTCGGTAGGTATAGAGTTAACTAACTGGGCTTACTTGGTAGAAAAAGACGGAAAATACTATAACTATGTTAACGGAATAGTAGACCCTTCAGAGGTTACGTTTTTAGAAAAGCCATTTAAGAATCATAAAAGATGGCATAAGTATAGCGACAAGCAAATAGAAAGTTTAAGAGAATTGTTAGTTTACTTAGGTAAGACTTACGATATCAATTTAAAATACAACGAAGACATTTGGTCGTTAAATAAAAGAGCATTAAAAGGAGAGAACGGATTATTTACGCATAATTCAGTAAGAGTTGATAAGTCTGACGTTTATCCTTGTCCGCGATTAATTAAAATGTTAAAAGGCTTATGAGGTTTGTAATTTTATTCGTGTTTTTGTATTCCTGTAGTGCGGAATATCACCTAAACAAAGCAATTAAAAAAGGCTACAAATGTGAAGAAACAGGGGACACGATTAGAATTACTACTATAGATTCGATTCCTTACATCGTTAACGATACTATTATGTGGGAAAAGATAATAACATCAAAAGATACTATCATTAAATACAACAAGGTATACATTCCTAAAACTAAGTGGAAAATAAAACAAGAACTACGCTTTCAGCGTGACACTATTAGGATTAAAGAAAAAACAAAACAAGCTGAAGCAAAAGCCGAAGCTAAGTCTAAGATAAGACCCAATCTTAACTTTCTATTTATAGGAATTTTTATAGGGTTTGCGTTGTATTATTTACTTCAAAGAGTAGACAAAAAAATAAACCTATGAATTTAATAAAACACGCTAATAACATACACGAACTTCGTGTAGATGGTACGTCTTTTCGTATGGGTATGTTTTCGGATATACACTGGGACAACCCAAAATGTGATTGGAACTTACTAAAACACGATTTAGACTACTGCTTAAAGAATGAAATTCCTATAATGTTTAACGGAGATACTTTTTGTTTGATGCAAGGTGCTTACGACTTCCGTAAAGTAAAGAACGACATAAGACCCGAACACAATAACGCAAGGTATTTTGATTCGATAGTAGAAACTGCTGTAGATTTCTTCCTTCCGTATGCTAACTTAATGACAGTAATCGGTTATGGTAACCACGAAACAGCTATAATAAAAAGACACGAAACGGATATATTACAACGGTTTGTTACCTTGTTAAACTATAAAGCTGGTAGTAATGTAATGACAGGTGGTTATGGCGGTTGGTTTATAGTAAACCAAGTAATTCGTACAAACACACGCGCAGCTACAAAAATAAAGTATTTTCACGGGAGTGGTGGCGGTGGATTAGTTACAAAGGGTGCTTTGAATTTAACTCGTGCTATGGAATCCTACGAAGGTTACGATGTGTTTACTATGGGGCATATACACGAAAATTCAGCGCGTAACGATGTTCGTGATTCGGTAAGTTTTCACCCAGCTAAAGGCTATTACTTTAATCATAAACAAATACACTCAATGATTACAGGAACGTACAAAGAAGAATACGCTAATGGCGCGTATGGATGGCACGTAGAACGTGGCGCACCTATGAAACCTGTAGGCGGTAGAATATTAACCATTGAATACGCACGTTTAAAAGGAGAAAATACCGATAGTGCTATAAGAAATATTGATAGTATGAAATTTCCTTTGTAGATTTACACTTTCATAATGTGTTAATTAGGGGGTCATTGACCCCTTTTTTTATGCGCTAAAAAAAATAATTTAAAATTTTTTACTAAAAATGTTTGTAGTTTGTGAATAAGTATTATATTTGCATATAACTAATTAATAAAAACATTATGAAAACAACAAAAACACGAAGAAAAGACTTAGCCTACCAACAGACTGCTGTAGGTCAAGCATTACAACCAATGGAAAAGCCTGAAGCGTTACTTGATTGGTCTATTGAACAACTATTAAAACTTGTAAAAAAATGAGATTAGAAAACTTTTTACCGAGAACAAGTGAGCATAAAGTGTTTTTAAGCCACTTTTTAGCCCCTTTAACGGCTTTTATCGTAGTGTTTAGTGTAATCATATCACTACTTAATTAATAACGTCTTAAATCAAAGAAAATGAAGTTAGAGAATTTTTACATAGAACACAGCTTTGTAAGTGAAGAAAGAGTAGTTACGTTTAATTGGGAAGACGATGGATTGACTTTTTACGTAGTAGCTAATTACGGATTAGATGCGTATAGCAACGAAGTAGAGTTAGGTAGTATTATTCAGTCGGAGTGTTGGAGTGACGTAGAACCTATTACTAAATTCGTGTTATCGGATTCTATGTTAGACTATTTAGAAGAGGAGTTAGTAAGCTACCAAAAGACGAATCCATCCGTGTTTTTAGAGGATTATGATAACGACTATTTAAACTATTGGATATGACACCGAAAGAAAAAGCAAAAGAATTGTATAATAAAATGTATATGGTTGATGACCCGATAGGAAACTACCCGATGTGTTTTGATACAGCTAAACAATGTGCATTAATTGCAGTTGAAGAAATATTAAAACAATTTAATAAAATAAAAGTTTCGCATATAATTACAGGTTATATTACTTATAAAGATTTTGAAGAAAATTTAACAAGTATACAAGACCAATTAGATAGTGAAATGATATTAAAATGGAATTATTGGAACGAAGTAAAACACGAAATAGAAAAGTTATGATGACACTACTTAAACAAATTGAATACTGGAAAAGAAACGGAAACTTCAATTTTGAATTGTACTTAGCAGTGTGTAAGGCTAAGGAATATACGATTAACATAAACACGAATGAAAAAATTTTTAGATATGAGAAAAAGAAAATATCCAACAAATGACGCGTTTGTTTTAGCTGCTATTAAAAAGCAGTTAGAACTTGCTGGTCTACCTTTAGACTTGTACGAAAAACAAGAAAATTGGTACACTAACGAAATAACCTACGAAAAGTATGTAGAGTTTAAAGAGTGGTGGTTAAAAGAAGCTAAAGAACACTTACGATACTCTAAACCACATCTATTAAAGGCGTGGGGTTGGTTCGACTTATCTTATGGTTTAAAAGTCCCATTACAAGGTTATGAATAAGTATAAGGTTTGGATATGGTTTACTTACGGATGTAAGAAAGAACTATCGTATAAGATTGTACAAGCTAATTCACCTGAAGATGCTAAAAAGAAAGCAGATGTGTGGGAAAAGATTATACATAAAGTCGAACTTGTAAAAAGTATTTAAGGTTATAGGCTTACTTTGTAAAAAGTATTTAAGGTTATAAACTGATATTTGTCAAGTTTTTCGCACAATAAAATAGACATTAAAGTATAATTTAAATACAACAGTATAATATAATAAACATAAAATAAAAATAATTATTAAAACAGCAGTAGAATGGTTGCACTCAGAACTAATTAGGATAAAAAATCTTAAAAGAGATGATATGGATGAAGTTATAGCAAGAACTTTTAAACAAGCCGAAGAAATAGAGAAAGAGCAGATAATGGATGCTTATAGGATAAATCCAAATAATGAAAATTGGAGTAATTCAGGTATTGATTACTACAATGAAACCTTTAAATCAGAATAGAATGAAAAAGACGAATAGAAAAACGATAATGATAGAACGAGATGACATTTACTCTATAGAAGGTGACTATGTAGAAGTAACTGAATGGTCAAATGGAGAAGGGTTTGATGTAAGCACCCAAGACCAAATGTATAATATAAGTTACATTGAACTTAAATTGATTAAAAAAGCATTAAAAAATATGCACAAATGAGACTACTGGATTATTTATTTACAATTTTAATTTTAATAATGTATGGAAAACAAGATTGACAAAGTAAAAGAAGTAATAGAAAAAGACGGATTAATAACTAAATCCAGGTACCGAACTTTTTTAGATAGACGTAGCTACTTATACGCGATGCTAAATAAAAACGGAATGTCTTTAGTAGAAATAGGAAGACTGTTCAATAAGAATCACGCTACTATAATCAACGGAATAAAGAAGCATCACGCTTACACACGATTCAAAGACGAATTGTATTTACACAACGTAAAAGAATATCGTGAAATATTCTACGAACCAAAGAAGATTCACGTTGATTTGATAGAAAAAGACGAAAAGAAATACAACGGCTCTCAGTTAATCACCGATATTTTAGAGTGTAAAAACACTACTGAACTACAGGATATAAAGCGCAAATTGTTAAACGAAGAATATTTATTTACTGAAGCAACTTTATATAAGTAAATATCGTTATATTTGCAGACAGTCCCATCTCACATTATAGGACTTAAAGAAGTTATTAGCCTTTTAAATGAATGCGAAGTGAGATGCGCAGGATTTTAAGAGGCTTTTTTATGCACTAAAATTTTACTGGTTTTCTGAAAACCTTTATGACCAAAATGGTAGAGTTAGTTTTTCACGGTTCTAAAAAAAATAGAACAACCGAAACACAATTGCGATGTTTTTGTAACACGAATAATGAAATTTTTATAGGTATTCAAGAATATGCTAGTCCTGAAATATGGATTACATTAGATAAGAATACAGCAATAAAATTCAGCAAAGAATTGCGTAAACAAATAGCATTGATTGAAAAATGAGAAAGGGATTTAATTTTTATCGAAGCTATTGGGAAGTAGCTAACGAATTAAGCGATAAGGATAGACTTGCTTTTTACGATGCACTATTTGAAAAGCAATTTAATAATTGTGAACCAAACCTAAATGGAATGGCAAAGTTTGCGTATCTATCTCAAAAACATTCTATTGACACTCAAATAAAAGGTTATTTTGACAAGACTAAAGACGAAAAGTTTAACCCTTACCAAGACCCTTCGGTAGGGGGTTGGCAAGGGGGTTATGTAGCCCCTTCGGTACAAGAGAAAGAGGAAGAGAAAGGGAAAGGAGAAGATATATATAGAAAATTTGCGCATTTAAGTATATCTGTAAATGAGTTCAATAAGTTAAGTTCTGAATATACTAAACAACAAATAGATGATATTTTAGACCAAATTGAAAATTATCGTAAAAATAAAGATTATACTTCTTTATATTTGACTGCTAAAAAATGGCTAAAGAAAAACGAACCTAAACAACCTTCCGAAATTAATTATGAAGACTTAGACCCATTGGTAAAAAAAGCTATTGAATTAGGATACGAAAAAGACCCACGAAAATGCTAAACAATAAAGGACAACACTTACAATACTTAATTGACTATAGAGAAGGAAAGATTAAGCAAGGATTAGGATTAGACTGCGCTATGGATAACTATCTACGCTACAAACCTAAACAACTAAATATTATTTTAGGACACGACAATGTCGGTAAGTCGTATTGGATTAATTGGTACTTCCTTTCATTGGCGCTAAAACACGGAATAACATTTTGTATGTGGAGCGGTGAGAATCAATATGGTCAAATACTGCGCGATATGGTTCAAATCTATACAGGAAGAAAATTTAAGGAATTATCAGTTAGTGAAATTCAAAATCATTCGGCATACTTAGAACAGTATTTTGATTTTGTAGACAATTCAAAGCTGTATAAACCTGAAGATTTGTTTAAGATATTTCGTGAAAGTGATGCACACGTATGCTTAATTGACCCTTATACTGGTTTAGATAGGCAGATGGGTTATGAAGGTAACTACCAATTTTTAAATTCTGCGCGTCAATTTGTCAATGAAACAGGTAAAACTCTTTACATAAACACGCATCCAAATACTGAAAGCGGTAGAAGTGGCAACTTATATACTGACAATCATATGTGGAAAGGACACTTAAAGCCACCAATGAAAGACCACATAGAAGGTGGTAAGTCTTTTTTGAATAGATGTGACGATATGTTTGTAATTCATCGATTAGTAAAACACGAAACAATGAAATATGTAACTTTGGTAAGTGTGGAGAAAGTAAAAGATACAGATACAGGAGGTCAGATAAGCGGAATAGACGATTTTGTTATGTGTGATTTTAATTCTGGATTAGGTTTTACTATTGCAAGTGTTGACCCATTGAAGAACCTAAGACCTAAACCACCTACTCAAACACGAATACCACAAATGGAAGGATTAATGTCAACAAGTGAAAAAATAAAACAACTAAACAAATAAATGGAAGATTTAAAACTACTAAAGACAAGTGTCCAGTTAGGCGCATTATACGCTAAGGTAAGCCTATCATTAGACGAAATAAAAAAGAATCACCCAAATAGAGAAGACCTAATAACTTCTATGTCTAAAAGTCTACAAGACATTCAAGAAATACACGAATGCTTTAAGGAGTTAGAAGAAGATTATAGAACTACGGTAAAGGCTTTATTTAGGCTTCAGTACGTAAATTTAGACCTGAAAAATAAAGTTCAAGACTTACAAAACGAAATAAAATTTAAGGACATAGACTTATGAAGTGTAAGAACTGCAAACAACCATTTGAGCCTATACGCTTTCTTCAGAAATATTGCTTGAATGAGGAGTGTGTTCGTGTTTGGGTGGAATCCGAAAAGACGAAACAATGGAAAAGAAAGAAAAAACAAATGAAAAACGATTTACTAACTATTCAAGACTACATAAAATTAGCACAGCAGACTTTCAATAAGTACATAAACCTTCGAGATAAAAAATTACCTTGTATAAGTTGCGGAAAACCAATTACAGGACGCGTAAACGCTTCGCATTACTTCAATGCTAATAACCATTGGAATGTTCGTTTTAATGAGTTTAACGTGCATAGCAGTTGTATTACGTGCAACCAATATTTGAGTGGTAATTTAATAGAATATCGCAAGGGATTAATTAACAAGATAGGAGAAGAACAATTAACACTTTTGGAACTGGAAGCTAACAAAACACGAAAGTTCACAATAGAAGAACTAAAAGAAATAATTAACATTTATAAAAAAAAGATAAAACAATATGAAGCACAATAGCGATTTTAGATACGACTTAGAAATAGGTTTAAACTTCGAAACACAACTTTACGAGATGCTGGGTAAGAAGATAGAAGTAAAACGAGATATTCAATGTTTAGAAACAGGTAACATATTTGTAGAATACGAAAGTCGAAATAAGCCTTCAGGAATAGCTACAAGCGAAGCTGACTACTATTGTTATTTCTTAAACGAGAAACGCTGTGTAATCGTAGAAAAAGACGAATTAAAGCAAATGTGTCGTAAATATATTAAGACTACTCGAGATGTATTAGGTGGTGATTCTAACACAAGTAAAGGAATTTTACTTCCATTGAAAGATTTTTTCTAAAAATATATTGTAATATAATAATTATACTTATATTTGCTTATAATTTTAATTTAACACCTATGAAAAATTTGTTTAAATCGTTGGCTGAGTTCCAACAAGAAGTCCCTGTAATTCACAAGGCTACACAAGGCTACGGCTATTCTTACGCTGACTTGCCTAAAATCTTTGAAGTGATTAATCCATTACTACAAAAACACGGATTAGGGTTCACACAAACCTTAAACACTAAAGAAGGTACTACTTACCTATGCACAACAGTATTCCACGCAGAAAGCGGCGAATGTATTGATTCAATGGTAGAAATACCACAAGTAGCGTTAAAAGGAATGAATGACTATCAGTCTTTTGGTAGTGGTGTAACGTACTATCGTAGATATGCTTTGTCTTCAGCTTTAGGATTAGTTACCGACAAAGACACTGACGCAAGTGGTGAACAAGTAAAAGACGAACAACCTAAACAAAAGAAATCAAAGATTGACTCAACTCGTTTCAATAAAGCTATCGAAGCAATTAAGAACGGAGAATATCAAATAGAGCAGTTGATAGAGAAGTTTGATTTAGATGCGTCACAACTTAAACAAATCACTGAGTTATGAAAATACGTTGTTCACAAATAGGTAAGTTAATGGCTACTCCCCGAACCAAAGGGGAGAGCCTATCGCAAACAGCTAAGACTTATATTCAAGAATTAGTATTAGAACACAAATACGGAATTAAAAAAGAGTTTTGGTCACGTTACACAGACAAAGGAAACCAAGTAGAAGACGATGCTATTAGTTTTGTCAACGATGTTTTAGATTTAGGCTTTATTTACAAGAATGAAGAACGCTTCGAGAATGACTTTATAAGCGGTGTGCCTGACGTAAACACGAATGAAATACTTTTAGACGTTAAATCTTCTTGGGATGCTACTACGTTCCCGTTCTTTGATACTGAAATTCCTAACAAAGACTACTACTACCAGCTTCAAGGTTATATGTGGTTAATAGGAAAAACTGAATCGTTACTTTGTTATTGCTTAATGAACACACCTTTCGAGATAGTAGAAGACGAAGTAAGAAGAGAACATTGGAAACAGCATAAGATAGACGAAGATTTAGATATTAGGGACTTTGTACAAAAGAAGCATAACTTCGACCACATTCCTAACGAAAGACGAATCAAAGTATTTAAAGTAGAGCGTGACGAAACAGTAATATGGCAAATACAAGAAAAGATAGAGTTAGCACGAGATTACTATAACAACTTATTTAATACGATATGAAACAGACAGCAGTAGAATGGTTGCAAGATACTTGGTTAAATTATCCTGACTTATGTAGTTATGATAAAATACAAGAATGGTTTAAACAAGCCAAAGAAATGGAGAAAAACAATATTGATAATAAAGTAATTCATTTTGCAGAATGGTTAACTAAAAAGCATACAACTACATTAATCACTCTTTATGAACACTTTGAAGAACAATACTACAACGAAACCTTTAAATCAGAATAAGATGCAAAAAGACGAAATAGTGGAATCAGTAATAAACGAATTTAGAGCGCGTTCAGAGCGTGGAATAAAGAAATATGGAACTACCTTACAAGAAAACGAATTAAGTCAATTAGAATGGCTTAAACACCTACAGGAAGAACTTATGGATGCAGTTCTATATTTAGAAAAAGTAAAACAAATAAATAAATAAAAATGGAAACAAAAGTAAACGGAGGAGCAATCTTCAAAAACGAGAAAAAGGCGGACACGCACCCAGACTACAAAGGAACTATTAACGTAGATGGTCAAGAAAAAGAGATAGCGTTATGGGTTAAGCAAAGCGCAAAAGGAACAACTTACTTTTCGGTAAAGATTTCAGAGCCTTACAAAAAGGCGGAAGAACCTACGCAAGGTAAATGGATTAAACCTGAACAAGTAATAAACAAAGACCTTCCCTTTTAGTTATGTACATTGATGACTACACTCTACGAAGGTTACTTCAGGAGTTACTGCGTAGAAAAACACGAAACCAAATAGTACAAGAAATAAAGTTAAAAGGTGAAAAGTTCCATCAGTACAACTTAGACAAATTCTTAGAAGGAAAAGACGTCAGCTTATCCACCTTACAAAAGATAGACAAGTATGTATGTCGGCAATATTACCAAGAAGGTCGAAGCCCACTTTTATAGTGGGTTTTTTTTGTATTTAAAAAATATGATTATATTTACGTCGTGGAATTGATTAGTTTATTAGCATTAAGTTGGTGGTTTACGGCATTTGAGCCTATTCAAGTTCTTATTGACAAGTCTTTTGAGCGTTTACCCATTACACCTTTAACGATGTATTTGCATAGTGCATTTGGATGTTGGAAATGTGTATCGTTTTGGACTACGCTAATAGCTACACAAAATCTATTCTACGCTTGTATCGTATCATTAACAGCTTATATCATATCGGAATGTTTACAAACGCTGACACGGCATTAATAAACGAGATTCACGCACTCGATGAGTCAAAAAGATACGCAAAGACGAATCTTATTAAACTACGTAACCTTAAAGAAAGAATAACCGGAATAAAAGACAAGGAGTGTTTTTGTCAATCGGTAAGACGTAGAGTATGGTATACCGATTTCAGAACCTGGTATGAAAGCCGTTCTTGACAAGTATATACAAAGTAATTACGACGAGGTAAGAAGGTACACAAACTATTTCCTTGTAAGAATGAATAGTCGAATAGACGCAGATACTGTTATAAACAATTCTTATTTACACGTTATAAGCATAAACGACGATACAACTTGTGAGGAAAAGGTTAAATCATATCTTCTAAACACTATTAAATGTCAGGTTTTATGGTCTACAAGTCAATCTAACAACGACGATAGGGTAACGGCAATCGAAGAAGGTAAACAACAGGACTGCGAAAACACGGATTTAGAATGGAAAATTCAATTAGAAGAGCAGTATATCCGTAAAAAGTCTATCATAGAAATGTATAGGAACGGAATCAACGATAGAATTAAACAAATTATCTTCGAAGCATATTACGACAAAGGCTTAACTACTCAGAAGGAACTAAGTCAATACTTCAATATATCAATGACCGCAGCGCATTTTTTAATCAAAGATATAAAACAAGGCATAAAACAAATTCAATATAGTTATGACACACGCTAATTTACTTGCAACACTTTCTTTTTTTACTGCTGTATTTGGTGGATTTGCTTTAATGCTTAATTATTTGGAGTTATTCCGTGTTTTTGGAGGATTATTTATAGTGTTGTGGTGTTTGTTTAAATTAGCATTAGAATTAGAGAAATATGAAGAGGATTAAATTAGAGTACATCGACAAAACTATTGTACAAAAAGACGGAATTTTAGGAAACCGCAAAATAATAGTAGCTAAAATAGACCCTACTAAATATTCTTATTACGCTTCTATTGGACTTGGTTATCTTTTCGAAGATGCTACGATAAAATATGTAGGCATAGAACAAGAGAATATTGAAGAACCAGTAGAAGAAGTTAAACCTATAAAAAGACGAAGAAGAAATGCCAAGACCCAAAAGTGACGAATCACGTAAAGAGTTTATGGAAAGATGTATGGCTGACCCTGAATCGGTAAATGTCTTTCCGGATGCAAGTCAACGATACGCCGTATGTAATTCCGTTTGGACTACCGATAGAATGACATCAATGAGTAAGTTCTTAGATGCTAAAAAAGAAGACAATGAAAAAGCAGACTAACGTAACGGCACACCTTAGGAAAACACGAAAGAAAAGACCTAAGCAACACTCTAAAAGTTCAAAGTTAAAAACAAGCAAAAGATACATAAAACTAAATAGAGGTCAAGGATGAGAAACGAAGATTTAAGGTTCTTTATTATAGACACCGGAGTAGACGTTCAGAACTATTGTCAATATGTATGCGACAAGCTACAAAAAGACGGACACCACTACCTATTATATCTAAGTGACCAACCTAACCTCTTCTGCATAGAAGAAATAAACGAAGACGAATTTTTTAAACACGTAAAAAATGGCTAAAGTAGGAAAACCCCGAAACATAAATAGTCCTGAAGAACTATATAACCTATTTGAAGAGTATTCTAAAGACTGCAAAAGTAGAATAAGACGAATACCAAAAGCAACAGTAAAAGGAGTAGTATACGAAGACCACATACCACCCCTTACAATAGACGGCT